ACATGGCTGGTCAATTTTTAGATAGTCCAAGCACAACATCACAAGTAACTTATAAAATGCAGCTTACTTTAGGTGCTTCTTATAGTGCAACAGCTTATATAAATAGAACTATTTCAACTGGTAATGCCGACTATGTTCCCGTTATGCAATCAACAATATCAGTAATGGAGATTTTAGACTAATGTCAAAGATACTCGTTGATACAATAGACACTAGAAGCGGAACTTCTACCTTAACACTCGGTTCATCTAATGCAGGTACGATTGCCTTGGGCAGTGGTGATGTACAAAGTAATTTTTTACAACCAAGTTTTCATGCTCAAAAAACTGATTCACAACAAGTCATTAATAGTGACTCATTTACGAAAATAACTTTTAATAATGAAATTTTTGATACAGATAGCAAGTTTGCAGATAGTAGATTTACACCTACTATATCAGGAAAATATTTTATATACGGAGCTTGGGGTACAAACACTTCTGCTGAAATAACACAAATGCAATGTGTTTTATACAAAAATGGTTCTGTTTACCAAAGAGGTATGTTTTATAATACGCAATTAAATACTGCAACTGTAAGTTGTAATGTAATTCTTGATAGTGACGATTATGTTGAAATATATGCTTATCATAACAGAGGTTCAGCAGCTTCTGCACAACATGATAATTTTACTTGTTTTTTCGGAGGCTATAGAATAGGAACATGAGCACATTAAAAGTATCAACAATCTCGCCTCTTGGCACAGACGCTACGAAGACGATTACTATTGGTGACATAACTAATGGTGATGTAGCGGCGGGAGCTTTTGCAAACACACCTGCTTTTATGGCTGCAAAAACTGCAACTCAAACAATTTCTTTGAATAGCAATACCAAAGTTACTTTTGATTCAGAAGTTCTAGACACAGATAGTGCATTTAGTGATAGTAAATTCACTGTTCCCACAGGTAAAGCAGGAAAATATTCTATAAAAATTGATGGAGCGTTTGAAAATTCAGCAGATTATAGTCAAGTATGGATTATGTTATATAAAAATGGTTCACTAGGTGATGTCGAACAAAGGATTAGAATGACAACTAATTATTTTCAAGGTGCGAGTTCACAAAGACTTAGTGCTAGTGGGCTTTTAAGTTTATCTGCTGGTGATTATTTAGAAGTTTACGGATATATAAATGCTGGTTCAGGCACACCACAATTTAATTTAAACACATTTAATTTTTCAGGACATAGGGTCATAGGAGCATAACATGGCAGTAACAAAGATACCTTCAGCAGGAATAGATTTAGCTACCAACTTTGCTTTTACTGGCACCGTAACAGGAACTAGTGATATAGTATTATTAAAAACTAAAACTGTTACTAGTGCAGTATCATCAATAGATTTTGCAAATGGTGTAGATGGTTTAGTTTTTGATAGCACATATAATACTT